AAACTAATTTAGTCTCAAGTCATAGTGAGGATGGAAAACAAATGGGGCTAAAGTATAGTAAATTTGTGCCAATTTTAGTAAAGGCTATACAAGAACAAAGCAATTTGATTGAGGAATTAAAAAATAGAATTTCAGTATTAGAAAAAAATAATTAACTAACACAAGGAGTCAAATAATGGCTAAAGAAAAAAAAGAAAAGCCAGTAATTAATCTTGATGGTAAAGAGTATATCATTGAGGACTTAACTGATGAACAGAAAATAATGGTAAATCATATTAACGACATACAAAACAAGCAGAATACAAATCGGTTTATGGCTGACCAGTTAGCTGTTGGTAAGGAAGCATTTATTAATTTACTTCGTACATCATTGGAGGCACCTGAAGAAATAGAGAATGAAGTAGTAGAATGATTGTAAGGTATGCCCATGATAATGATGTTGTGATTCACCTTAATAATAAGCAAGGTGTAACTAAAAATTTAAAGCTTAATGATGGTACGCTATTTTCTTTAACCTATCCTAGCAGTAAAAAGTATTTTTTACGAGTAGGTAAAGAGATAATTAAAAAATCAGACAGCTTTAAGACTATTGAAGAAGAGTATGTTAAAGAGTGTGAAAAATTAAAAGACTCTGATAATCATGGGCGTATTGACATTGTAAAACATAAATTAGTAAATAATAAGGTAGTGGAAAGATGAAAAGCCCTATAAGTAAATTAGTTGATTGGCAAGTTAGAACTGGTCAATTAGACAGCTGGACTGCATATCACATTGGAGCAGGAGCATTTTTCTGTAAATTATTTCAATGGATGGATTGGAGTGCCTTTTGGTGTGTTTTTGGAGTATTTATTCTTGGAGTATTGTGGGAAGTCTTTGAATGGCTTATAGAAGGCGATGAAGAAACCTACGGCACTAAAGAAAAATGGGCATATAATACAGTATCAGATATATTTGTAGAAACAGCGATGGCATTGTGGATGGTGCTATGAACAAAACGATAAAAAAAATGGAAAATGGAGATTTTAAAGTTATCAGTACGAGTTATAATATTCCTGTTACTTATAGTTACATTGACAGGGTGTGATTCTGGTTGGTCAGTATGTGGTTGGGAAGTTAAGTGAGTAAGCCATTGAATGATGAATTGCAAATACATATATCAGTTAAATGGGCAGTTCAAATATTATTATTCGTTTTTACTCTTACTGGGGCTTGGTACACTTTAAAGCAAAACATTGCTGATAATACTAACGAAATAGAACATATAAAAGAAAGTCTAATCGAATATGAAAAGTTATTAGATGAAAGGGTAAGTCGATTAGAAAAATACAAAGAACAAGAATTGGAAGAGGTTAATAAATCTCTTTTATCAAAGGTACTAGGAAGGGATGAGTAATGGACACGACAGCAATGTTGGAAGCATACGGCACTTTAGGAGCTACTGGGGTCATTTCTCTGCTTTTTGGATTTATGATAACAAATTTAATAAAGTCACAATCAGCACAAAATGATAGCCTTGATAAAATTTCGGTTGATATTGCAAAAGCAGAAGGCACTACAGCCAATGTAGAATCAATCTTATTAAAATTATTAGATAGAATACAAAGGGATGGGGAACAACAATCAGATGAAAGGAATAGAAGGCATGAATCAATGATGAAAGAAATAGATGATCTGAGTGATAAAGTAAGTTATCTATCTGGAAGAATTAATGGTGGTGGAAAGCATTAAAATGGACACTTTAAAAATTATGGCAATTAGTTTTAGTAACTATGCAATAGGATTAACTCAAATACATGAAGCATTACAGATAGTAGTTGCTTTACTATCAATAATACTACTTGTAACAAATATAAGGAAAAATAAATAAAATGAATATAAAATCAATGCTTGTAAAGTTAGCTGAAGAACAAGCTGAAAAAATGCAAGAAGAAGCTGTAAAACATTTAAGTTCTGATGAAATGACAGAAAAGATTGCTACTGCTATCAATAAGAAGATTGACATCCCATTTGTATCAGAAGATAAAGAACAAATATTTTTTGAAAAGATGGTCGATGTTGTAACTGATGTTTTAGAAGGTCTATTTAAAGGAAAGTAAAATGCTGTCAATATTATTAACAATAACTCTCGCTAATGCAGATAGTATAAAGGTAGAAACAACCACTCATCCTACATACAATGTAATGGCTTACAATATGGAAGATGTCAAGAAGAAAAAAAAGAAAGGTAAGAAATTATCTCAAAAAGGTAAAAAGAAAAAGAAAGGCTTTTTTTCAAAGGTTTTTGGAAGTAAATAATGCCTAAAAAGCGTGACTCAAGATTAACTAGGTATGGCTTAAGGGGTTATAATAAACCTAAAAGGACTCCAAAACATCCTAAGAAATCTCATGTTGTGCTTGCAAAAGTAGGCAGTAAAGTTAAGTTAATTAGATTCGGTCAGCAAGGTGTTAGAGGTGCTGGCAAAAAACCCAAAACAAAAGCTCAGAAAGCAAGGCGTAGATCATTCAAAGCAAGGCATCGAAAGAATATAGCCAAAGGTAAAATGAGTGCCGCTTATTGGGCAAATAAGGTAAAGTGGTAAAATGCCTAAGAAAAGAAGAAAATCAAGAGTTAATCAAGCTGGCAATTACACTAAACCAGCATTAAGAAAGAGACTTTTCTATAGAATTAAGGCAGGTAGTAAAGGTGGAAGAGCAGGACAATGGTCAGCAAGAAAAGCCCAGATGTTAGCTCGTGCTTATAAAAAAGCAGGTGGGGGGTATAAATAATGCCATTAAAGAAACCACAGAGAAGTCTAAAGAAGTGGACAAAACAAAAATGGGGATACATAACTAAAAGTGACTCAAAAAAACCAAGAAGCAAACGTGGTCGTTACCTACCTGAATCAGTTAGGAAAAGTCTCAGTCCTAGCCAAAAAGCTTATGAAAACAGAAAGAAACGAAAAGCATCTGCAAAAGGTAAGCAACGAGCCAAGTACACAAAGAAAATTGCAAAAAAAGTAAGGAGGGCATAATGCCAAAAGGTAAAGGATACGGATTCGGAAAAGCCAAGCCAAAGAAAAAACGTAAGTTAATGAAAGGCAAGAAGAGGAAGTAATGTACAAGTTCGGCAAGCGGAGTCGTGAAAGACTCAAAGGTGTGGATACAAGACTGGTAAATGTTCTTAACGAACTGATTAAAATAATGGATGTTACTGTGATTGAAGGACTCCGTTCTGCCGAAAGACAGGAAGAGTTACTTGCTAAAGGGGCTACTAAGGTTAAGTATTCAAAGCACATGGAAGGTAAAGCAGTTGATATAGCTCCATACCCCATAGATTGGAAGGATAGAGATAGATTTCATTATATGGGCGGTATGATTCGTGGCATTGCTTTAAAATTAAATATTCCTGTTAGATGGGGTGGAGACTGGGATAGTGATGGTGAAGTTAAAGACAATGGATTTGATGATTTAGTCCATATAGAGCTAAAAAGTTAAGACTTAACAATTTATCCATTGCATTAAAAATATTTGAAGATTAAGTTAGGAACAGCATGGCATATTGCACAAATAGAGATTTAAAAGATGTATTTCCGTCAATAGATGAATTTGACACAAAAACTCCTATATACGGCTGGGTAGTTCATAGCGGTAGTTTATACAGGGCAGACAACTGTGGTCTTGTTACGCAACTTTTTGCAAATGGTCAAGACTTAGGTGATGCTGAAGCAAATAGCGGAGAGGTGAATGTTAATGGAGAATGGTATTACGAATCTACGCTAGATGCAGTTTATTATTATAATAGTGCAACCAACCCCAATGATATGCTTATGGAATCTGGGGATGACTGGGCAACACTAAAAACACGCTATATATCAAATGCTGAAAAGTACCTTGACTCTAGGCTTGACGGCAGACTACCCAGAAAGCAATTCAAAGACAAAGATGGTAACTACGATTACATCCTAGTGAGAACAACAGCACTACTTGCATGTTCTTTTTTAATAAGGGCATCTCAGCCAACATCAGAAATAGCAGATGCATTATTTGAAGAAGCTGAAAAGAATATCTTTTCTTTAAATGAAGGTACTACCAAACTATCTTGGCAAGTAAGTGGAGATGCTACTCATGGGGTGATTAGAGAAGTATCTGTTAGCGGTAGTATCAGAATAGTAGATACCAGAGGTTCTTATTACGATATTTATGATAGGGTTGGGGTAAAGATAACAACAGCAGGTGCATTAGGTACTGCTAAATATTCCGTATGGCTTAAGGATGGAGACAATCTAGGAGCTGAGAGAATGAATAATGGAGCTACTGCTGATTACATAGATACAATCAATGGGCAATATCAAACTCTGGCAAGTGGTGTGCAATTAAGATTTGCAGGAGATACAGCAGATACAGCTACCTTAAATGATAAATGGGAAATAGAATTTTTTGGCAAACATGAAAGTGTTGATGATACAGGAATGCCATATTCTATTAATATGACTCGTAGATAATGCCAGTTACTTTTGTTAATATCTGGGAGACAAAGATTTTGGATACTATCAGAACTTTTCTTAATGATGAGTTTGCAGGTAGTATTCCAGTTTACACAGGAGATTTTAAGGATATGGGCAGTCAGTCTATACGCCTTAATCCGATAGGTTCTGACTTAGTTGAATTTAATTCAACAGCAGAAACTAGAGAGTATATTTTAGATGTATCATATACATTTAAAGAAAAAATGTTAAAGAAGGATACTTGGGAGCATATACTTCGTCAAGTATCACATATAGAAGCCTTGTTTTTTAACAATCAGAATAATAACTTTCATAATGGCAGATTCGATACGGCTAGAATTAATGAAAAAGAAGAAGCTGAAGAAGCTATAGAGGGGTTAAATGTTATTAGATGGGAATGGCGAGGTTCATACATAGGAAACATATCTTAAAGAAATGAGGGAGAGGTGTGAAAGTTAAATTAAAAGATAAATCAACTAAATTGCCTAATTGTTGGAAAGAATGCGGTTGCTCATTTGAAG